GGCACGAGTATTACTCGTGCAGGAAGACTCTTGTCAGACAGGAGTTTAAACTCCTGCAAACGATCAGCAAGGTGCGATAATGACGAATAGAAATATTCGTCAATAGGGTACTTTTCGCTGATCCGCCAACTGATGTTCTTCCACTCGTACTTGGACCAGAGCGTTTGCTTTGTAGCAACCGCTCCAGGCCCGTGTCGAGGGTAGATATCCGTTGGATCAAAGAAAGCAAACAGCCTTTCAAGAAGGCTGCGAGCTTTCCGAGCAACATGACATTGCAACCCAGCGGGACAAGTCCTGCTAGACGCAACGCATGTAGGGGAATCAATAGCGTTACGGATTGAATCAGTAACACCATTAACTGTAGATGTAATGTTTCTCTCGGTTTCTTTAAACTTCGAGATAACATTCTCTTCTTGTTCATCGGTATAGGGCAGCTCGTACTTGTAAAACAAGTACAATATCTGCCGAATGATTCTGACGCTATCTGCATCATGGGATCCCTGAAGGAGAGTCCCGTCTGAATGGAGTACCCGATTGAAGAACTCACCGAGAAATCTCGGAAGTTCACTACCATGTTGAGCTGCAAAGCCCAATTTGGTAGCGTTCAATGGTGTATTTCCTGACAAGGCCTTATCAAAGGCTTTGCCCAGACGTGGCAAGGTTTTCGTGAGAAAACCTATACCTTCAGAAGACAGTCGCTGATTTACCTTTCTCAAGGTATTTCGGTAACTGTTGTAGTTGAATACAACTCCATGTGCAATATGAACGTCGCGTAGTGCGGCAGCGATGATTTTACTTTCATCTAGGCTCTTGTTGAGTACCATAAGGTAGCTCTCCTAGAGCATGCATACACTACACGATTCCATTAACTCCAACACCACAGATAAACACCTATGACAACAATGTCACAGAGGCAGATCCGTAGGTCCTTCCTACAATCACCCAAACCACTACCCGCAATGCAAGACAAGATTGTCTACATTGCAGTCATGGCAAGGACGATACATAAGATATCAGGTGAGGCTTGGCCTCGACTGATAACTAGTGCGGGGATGATCATGGACTTCGCTCCGGACGACGTTAGCTACAGATGGGAACCCAGGATTTACAGAATCAGCTCATTGCTGAATCCGTTTCCTGATTTCGCTCTGGGAGCTAGCGGGTCCGACGGAGCCTATGATGTAATCTTACACTAGAGGGACCTGAAACGAGTAGAGGTTGCTACTGCTTCGCCGCAAACTGCG